TAATTTGATCCTTTGATAAAGAACGAAAGTGCTTCTTAATCTTCATCATAGCCTCACCAGGAAGAACCAAATCCTTTAATGAGGATTCCCCCGGTAAGAACTTAGAGATTACATCTTTTAAGACTGTAGCATATTCAAAAGGAACGATACCTTTTGTGATATCCTTTAGAATAGAAAGATCAGTGGTACCCCTTGCTACTTCATTCTGGAAATTCTCTAAAGATGCAGAGACTGTAGACTGAATCTTATGAATATCTTCGAACTTATCTGCGACATTCGCTTGAATCTCTGCTTCCTCTGGAGTAGAAGCCATATCAGGAGCTACATAGGCAAAGGAACGAAGCATCTCCTTCTCAAGATTTACATTGTGGTATTCTCTCTCAGTCTCAGAACGAAGATACAAATCACGCATATCCTCCTTTTCTGCCATAGATACGGTAGGATCAGCTAACTTCGCCATAATAGCCTTACGAAGTTCGAGTTGCTTACTCTGTTGCATAGCAGAACGTAGCTGATCTACTGTAGCAGAAGAACCAGAGGAGATAAGATCGTTTACAATACTATCATGTGCTTCTGTTAAATTAGTCGGATTAGTTAGGGCTACTGTAGCCGTAGCAATTTCATTGGCAGACCGAGCATCTAACCCAAAAGAGATAGAATTAGCAAAGAAATCATCTACGATAGGAGAAATCGTAGCTTGTTCATCCTGAAAGAAGTTATCCATTAGAATTAATATCCAAGTTTAAGGAGTGAACTACCTTCTGTACCTGTATAAAATTGAGCACCTGCATAGTTATCTGAGAATTCGGCACTATTGTCTACTGCAGGAACCTCTCCTACTACTGGAGTTTTAGAGAATAGAGTCTTAAATCCCCCACTTAATGAGAAAATAGAAGAGCCAATCCCACCAATAGTTTGAGCCATCTGATAGTCCTGCATAGCCTCAGCCTCTGCAATACCATAGCCAGTAGCGGCCTTATTTGCTTTAAATACATCCCCACCAAGACCTTCTGCTGCATTGATAAATCCTACATTGGAACTTAATTGAGCAGAGGCAGAGGACATAGCACCAGCAGCAGGAGAGAGTGCTCCAATATTTGTACCATCAACACCACCTATATTTATAGCACGAACAAGATTAGAAGCTCGTTGTTGTCTTGCTGACCTTAATTGAGCAATAGAGGAACGAATATTACTAGCTTCAGATAGTCTTCGTTGGGCATTCTGAGCTTTAATTTGCTCTGCAAAACGAGCTTCAGAGGCTTGAGAAGCTCTCTTAGCTGCAGCAGGTTGGTCGATAAGCATGGAACCTGCAGTCATGCCAAGACCAGCACCTGCCATATATAAGCCTAATGAAGCACCCCCTGAAACTGGAGCTAAAGCTACCGCAGCAACACCTGCTGCTGCCCCAAGGATACTCCCTACTGTATCTCCCATTTTAATAGCTCCTCTATATTGCCATTTGAATAAATTAATTTCTGGCCTGTCTCTTTAAAACCAAATAGTCTCGCATATTTTGCATTCATACCTGGGGTAAAAATTTCTGTTACTCCTAATGCAAAGAGTACCTGCCTTATCACATTCCAATCATGCAGAGCTTGTTTTAATTTGGTATGGCTCCAATTCTCTACATAATGGTGAATTAAAAATATTTGTAGTGTCGGATCAAATTCTAATTTTAAAGTCCAATCTTTTGTCTTATAAATAACTTTAGAATTAGGATTATTATACATTAGTTCTCCCGTTAAACATAGAAGACCAGCCAAGTATATGCATATCCTTTCCAGATTCAGATGAGATATATAATGACAGTGCTCTGCCAGAACCACGAATTAGATTCTTTGTTACAATAACTGAGTATCCATAATCGAATGTAGATAGCGGGCCAACCCCTAAGAGTAATCTATGCAACCTATAGGCTTGAAACTGTGTACTCCATTTTCCGCTATTAATTGAATCTGTCCAATCCCATCTTGATTGCACTAGCGCAGAGGATGGTCTAATTAAATCACCATTCCCATCTAAACCAGTCTCTGTACGTTTAAAGTAGAAGATAATATACGGTGCTTGTTTAGTATGGGATAGGTCTCCAACGACTTCATATCCGGTTATTAGATAGGATGTGTACTCCTGGCCTATATTATCAAATGAATACCAATCCTTAAACGTAGTGGATTTAAACTCAGAAATGGTTCCCTTAATAGTAGTATCTATGATAATCGTAAGATATTTTGTCTTGACCTCATCACCAATAGTAATTTGTCTAGTTACCTGTACGGCATCTGTTCCAACCATAACTGTATCAGTACCAACTACAATCGTCTGGGTATCAACCTCACTCTTATATAGGGTAGTTTCTACATAACCAGAGATATATGGATTCTCTGAAGGAATAGTATTAAGATAGAATGCCTGTAAGAAAGCATCATAGATCAACTCTCTATTATATCTATTACGATTTTCAATACCATTATAGGTATCTGTATCATTGTACAACCAACGTATCTGACGAGCAGAGGCGTTAAATGTAGAACAACAGTATAACTTTGCAGTATTACTTATACCATTGTACAAATCCTGTATTGTGCCCTCTGTCATATTTTGAGCAGCAAGTTGCAGAGAGACTTGATCAGCAGTAAGAGCATAGATACCACCCTCTGACCAATAGAGAACATTACCCTCCGCATTTACAACGCTATCAGAATTAATAGCACCAATATTTGTTACCTTTAATACCTGAAACTCAGTTGCCCTGAAGCCTAACTCGCCACCGCTAACCGTCCATACACCATTATCTGCAATAACTACCAAAGAGTTCTGACGCTGTACAAGCTTTAATATTCTACCTGCCTCTGGGATATGGATAGTACCACCATCGGTTTCAAGAAGGTCGGAGATTTCTTCGGAGGTTGGGTCAGCTTCCTGATAACATTTTCCAAAGTCAGATAGGTCTTGTACTATCTTTGAAAAGAAGATGAAACCATTGTAGCTTACTTTCTTATGAACACCGGATGTAACAGAGGTAGATTCTATACCACTGAAGAATGCACGGCCAGCAAAGAATGCAGTAGCCTGTGGGCGACTCTTCTCATAGTCATCTCCGATTAAAGTTAGACCAGATAGACTATTTCGAGATGCACCACGAGTAAAGGCATTTAAAACAAAATGCCCTTTTGCAGCAGGAGTATTACCTACATCAAACTTATTAAGGAGGTCTGGTTCATAATACCTAATGTAAGTAGAACCACCTGCGGTTGTATCTTTCCTAGCAATAGATATAGCATCAGCATTCGATGGATAAGCTGTAATAGTAGTGTATGTTTGTGCTAAGGGATCAGAGATTGAAGGGGTATTAACTACCGTACCAGCCTCATTAATATGTCCTGTATATGTATTTACTGGCCATCCCTGATTATAAAGATTATACTTATGATTCACAGATAACGATGATGGTCTTGTAGCTACATCAAGAGAATCATCTACACCAAAAAAATCCCTAATTTCTACGGTAATCGTGTTGGTAGTAAAGGTCGAAGTATCAACATTATATTGAATATAGAATGGCTCTACTTCCTTGCTAGTTACGAGTAATACTCCTGCACCTGTAGATGTTTGAATCTTTTGTTGGCCAATAGTAGCTGAGTAAGTAGTTTTCTTTAAAGTAAAGTCTACTGTACCTATTAGGTTAGCTGTAATATCAATCTTAGATGCATCAAAGATATAAAGCGTTGCACCAAACTGGACTACACTAAAAGATATATTTGCATCATCCGCAACATTCTTCCAGTGGTGAGAGGATATCGCTAATGGTGCAGCAGCAGTAGGGGATACTCCCGTATTATGAATAACATAATTATCCTCGAAGTCAAGGCCAAGACGCCTCTGACGAGAACCATCATGGTTTAAAACAAAGTTGTCCTCAGCAATCGAAGCATTCTCAGGGAAGGTAAGAGGGCCAGCTTCAGTAATAATGCCTTTGACAAATGTTTTATAATCTTTAACTCCGCTTACTTGTGCCATATTTCTTCTTTTCTGGAATGCATATGCGTTCTAAGATATGGAAGTACAGATGATTATCTGCCTTTTCAAGAGAAGTAAAAGAACCCTTTAGGGTATCTGATACTTCACCGCCACCCTTATACTTAATATACCATAGACCTTTTAATCCTTGCTCGACATATAATCTAGCGAGAGAATCTTCCAATTTACTTGCGTCCAAAGTGTGCATAAGTAACGCCACGTTTCTTTCTCCATTTCTCTAGTGAAAGGTTAATTAATTGTCTACGACTTTTCTGTTCTTCCTTAGCATTTGGTGCTTGTTTAATATCATTAAATGCAGTACTCTTGGCTTCAGAAAGTAAATAAGGAAAAGCCTTACTAGGTAATTCTGGGACAAAAGAGTCAATCAATTGGAAGGATGGTTCCTTCCTTACAGATGCTAAAATCTTAGAAGTTTGCAATGTAGAATCAATTCCAGAATCGAATGCATCACAAATGATATGTTGGTCATTAAATGTTGTCCAATACTGAGGAGCTATATCATTACGGATATACAGAGGAGTATTGCTAATATCATTCACAGTTTGAATATTAGAGTCTGTAGAATTCCTAGATAGTACTATTGAAATAAACTCATCAGGTTCTAAGTATGTTACATCCTCGTACTGTTCTGCAGCAGTTACATTAAGTTTCTTATTATATCGAATCCACTCAATAGACTCGATATTATCTGCCATTAAGAAATGAGTAGGACGCGCACTATCGCTGAGAGAGGACAATGTAGTAAGCGTAGCAGTAGTAGGCCATAATCTACGAGTAACTAAGTCGTAGTACGTACTCTTAACAATCTGAGCAATAGCTAAAGCTTCTGCAGTATCGTTAATAGAGTTGACTGGATCACTAGTCATGTCCGAGAGTATATCCTGGACAATCTCTAATAAGGTCATCTTAGGCATTTATATACCTATTAGGCGTAGAAGTTAGGAGCTTTATTAAGAGTACCAGCCCTATTGATTTGATAATGTGCATCTAGCATTAAACCAAAACATGCATCTGGGTACGTATCATTTACATGGGCAGCATCCCTAAAGACTCTGCAAAGAATAATCATATCTGGTTCTGCATTTGCTACAGTAATACCTGGAGCTGCAACCTCTGCCAGCATATGCCTATAAGCAATCGCGGGAGCTGCTTGTTCTACATAATTAAATACTGTGTTACCGAAGACATCTTGGCCATGCCCACGAGCAGCAGTCCATTCCATGCCCCATCGCACTGTTCCAGCATTACTGGTAGATGGAAGCCAATGGATATGCGGATAAAGAGTTGTGCCTACTTTATAATCATGCTGTATATGGAAGGAAAGCCACAGTTCATTTAGTGCAGCAGCAGCAAAGGAATATCCATATACACCTGTAGAACCAGCACCATCATCTTTAATCTTAGCCCATGTTGGCTGATTAGTACCTGTTAATTTCGCTGATACAAAATTGCCAAATATATCAGACCATCCAGTTTTCAATTCATCTACATTTGTAAACGAACCACTACCACCACCATCAGCAACATACACAGTCCCAGCTACAGCGGTAGATACACCTTTTGGTTCATGGATATTTGGATCAGAAATAAGAGAATGTTCAATTGTCATAGATAGTCCTAAGTAGAAGGGAGAGGGAGGTTAATCCCTCCCCCTCTATTTTAGAAATTACAGATTGTTATCGAGACCCTCGGTGACATACTTAACAATAACACGGAACTTACCAGCGGTAATAGAACCGGTAGTACCACCAGTGGCTGCAAGAGTAGTAGCCAACTTAGCAGCAGCATTACCAACCGATGTATAAGACAGAGTAGCATCTACTACAGTAGTACCACGAGTAAGAGCACCAGCAGCATCAGCACCTCCATCGGCAGAACCAATTACGTGCTGAACAGTGATACCAGTACGGTCACCACCAAGAGTAACAGCACTAATAATCTCTGTAACTACACTAACAATCTTAGCATATGCAGGATAGGAGTGTGCTAGCACATCGGCAGCAGTAGGCACATCAGAATAATCAAAGATGTACTCTACCTCGTTCAGAGTGCCCTCAGTCTTTTTCAGACCGCCAAGTTCACCATGCAGAGTACGAGCACCATAATGTTGTACTGCACCCAAACCAGAAGTATCTTCGTAACCCATAAGTTAATCTCCTTTTATTAGTAGTTAGAGGCCGAGGAAAGGATTACACCAAGCGTATCAACACGCTGGGCACCACCACCAAAACGAGCACGAGTTACGAACTCATCACGACCACGATCCTTATTACGCTCACTCTCTACGGAAGGCATCTGACGCCAAGCAGACATGAGCGGCTTGCAACTATCATCAGCAATGCACATAAAGAGGTTAGCTACAGAGCCAATCGGAGCAGTCTCATTGGGCAGACCATAAGAGGAAGCATCAATAGCCTCAGCAGCAGTAATCTTCGGAAGACGATTGGAAGTCCATACATCAAAACCAAAGATGCTCATCAAGAAGGTATGCTCATTTGCGAAACCATTCTCCAGGGCAGCCTGATACTTCGGCTCACGGGTAAGGGTAGAAGCAGAGAGTGTTACCAACTTATTCAGAGTAGCTTCAACAACCGGATCAACCACAGCGATACGACCACTCATCGGTACATTAGCCTTATCAAATGCTAACTTCATGCCAATAAGATAATCAGTATTCATCTTGTAAGTATTGTCGGAAGCAGCATCAGCTACGAAACGATGAGGACGACCATTGATTAAGTTTGCATTCGCAGAAGTCTGAGCAGCATTTGCAATAGCAAACATCCGAGTCTCGAAATACTCCTGGATAGCACGGGTAGCTTCCATACCACGCATAGCATGGAGCTGTTCTACCTGAGCACCATCTTGACGGAGCACATCAGTAATATACCAAGCATCACCGACATAGTCAGTAATAGACAGAGTTACATTGCCAGTATCAATTGGATTGTAGGTAATCGGAGTATCTTCTGCTACTTCCTGGATAGTAGTAGAACCTACGGTCTTAATATCAAGAGTCGTACCAGCCGGGAAGTCCGATACATTACGATAAAAAGCAGCAGGAAGCAAGCCATCATTGAGATTCTCAAGAATGAACTGGCTATACTGTTGTGCCTCAATAAAATGAGAGTTATTAGTGGTATTCATTGCCATAATTTATATCTCCTTATTCTGTTGGTCGAGCATTCTTCCAAGCAGAAACCATGTCTGCGGTAGATGCACCAACTTTATTTCCAATTCGTGCTGAAGGTTTCTGCTGTTCTGAAGTAAATCCTTCTGTGTTTACAGAACCAGAACTCTTCATACCCTTATTTGTCTTATTTTCAATACCAAATACTTTAAAGAATGCCATAGGAGATTTTGCAGCAAGAGAGGTTAAGTACTCTACAGATACATTAAGTTCTGTAGCTTTCTGTACAAAAACTTCCTTTGCCTTTTCTCCATAAGTTTCCTTCATAGTTGCATCTACTGTTTCAAGATTACTTTCCTTAATCTTAGCTGCCTCAATTTCGGTAAGCTTCTCCTTTACAATGGAGCCAATATCAACCGTACTTGCAAGTGTAAATTGCTGTTGGCCTCCAGTAGACTGGTTTTTCAATGCTTCCAAATATTCCTCCATACCCTTTCGCTTAGATAATTCCTCCTTGAGAGCATTCAACTCAGTAACTTGTGCTTCGAGCTGTTTCTTTTGCTCCTCGATGAAAGTCTGAGCATGAGGTACAGATTTGAGAGCAGCTTCAATAGTTGCATACTTCTTACCTTCCCCAACAAAAGCTTGTACCTCTTCCGGTAGGATTACGGTAGGCTGAGTTGTAGAGGTTCCTGTGGAGGTAGTGGTAGTACCATCCGTGCTTTGACCGAAGATAGTGGTAGTATCTTGGCCTGGTGTTTCACTCATTAATCATTCTCCTTGATTAGTGTTTGTACTAACTTTAATGCACGTTTAAACCCAATCTGGTCTGCTTGGTATTCAGACCATCTTGGCATAAAATATCTTTTCCAAGAGATAAAATTCTTTTCAGAGACTTCTATTTGTTCATCTATTAGCCGATAAAGAACTCCCAATAGTTTCTTATTAGATACTAGCAGAGCTTTTAATTCCTCTCGCTCTTGAGCATCTTGTGCATATTTGAACCAATGTAATTTCATACTGGTACTGGCATAGCCTCCGTTTCTTGGATATCCCCTTGCAAGCTATTCATTACCTTCTGTGTCTCAGCTTGTTCAAAGATCATTACATTCGATTTAACAACACCATACCTAGAAATATTAAGTGAGTCTTCAAGAAGTTGCGATAAACGCTCCCCGCTGAAGTGTTGACGAACATCCCCCCATAAACGGCTATTAGCAATACCTGTAAGATTCTGAAGTAACTGTGCTTGCATTGCAAAGTGTCGAGCACCAATTGGCCTTAACTTGCCCTTACCAGTGATATCATCTTTGGTAATACTCATGAACTTTTCAACACCAAGATCAGTATCCATAACCTTGATGACATCAGGTACATCAAGATTCCTACGAGCAGCCTCTAGCATGGAGTTAAGCAACTTTTCTAAGAATTCCTCAAACTGGATAATCTTAGCCATGAAGGTACGTTGTGCATTATTCTCAAGAGTCTGAACCTCAAAGGCCGTCTTCTCACCTGGAGTACGAATACCGAGTGCTTGCCGAGGGGCACCAGCCATCTCTTCCATTAGGTTCATGAGAGTGAGTATCTCATTATTTACTTGGAAGGCTGCAGGAGCCGGAGGTGTCGGAATTACATCACCATCATCCCCAATAGAAATTTCAGCAAGAGGTGCCCATTCAAACTCTTCTACATTACCACGAATTTTCATAGGTGGCAGGATAGTAAGATCAAGTGCATCAGCTTTTAAATTCTCAAGATGGTCAATTCGATATTGAATACCAACGAGATTATCAAGTGGCCCCATTGCCATTAAGTTATCAGGACGGTATCGCCAACCTACATGCTCCTTCGGAGACTTTCTAAAGTACGAAGGATTCTTTACATTCCGAATAACATATTTTCTATCAATGACAGTGATAAGAACATTATCATAATAAGTATCTGTCTTAGTGTCGTAGATTGAACCATCAAACTCTAAGATTTCTACATACTCAGAACCATAGTACTCGGCTAAAGAACCAAACCCATCTATACTAAATGCTTCTGCCTTTGCTAAATCATCAGAAGAATACCCACGTAACTTAAACCTCTTTTCCTTAGCCTTCTTTAAGATATCTAAATTGTATCTAAACTCAGGTTTAGTGCTTGCTTCATTGATCAATTCACCAAAGTTTTTAATGTACCTAGTTATCTTGTAGGTATCTTTGAACGAGGAAGCAAGCGGATTGAATACAATATCTACTGGAGAGATACGAATAAGTTTAGGGCCAACATATGTGGCATACTTTTCTCCACTCTCCTCATCCTCAACATACTCTGCTACGAAATCTACATCACCAAAAGTGTTACCATAGTCGATATAATCATAGACAAGTTTAGATACAACCTCTTTAAAATCTGATATCCGCACCTTATTAGACATATAGGCTTCAATAGTAGCAGCTTTTTCCTTATCTGCAGAGTCTATCGAGTATGCTTCCCACTTTAACCAATTGTCATTCGGGAAGAGCGCTGCCATGTAATTAGCATGAAGATTGTCTCGAATCTGACAAAGTTTAGGAAGTGTAGTTTTATTACGCCAAGGAAGTTTAGAGTTAGTAGTCTTGGTAGTATCAGTAGCAAAGATATAGTTCCTTCGCTCCTTGACTTCAGCTAGCCACTCGCTTCTTTGTGTGGAATAGGTCTGCCACATATTAGCAATAGTGACTGCAAGAGAGTCCTTATCACTTATAATTTCTTTAATCTCTGCAACCTTTCCTGCCATTATGCGACTCCACCAAATTTAGGATGATAAATAATTTTTTGTCTTTCTTGACCCCGGTAACGCCTATGTGCTGGAGGTATAGCAATCTCTACAACAGCAGCTAAGGCATCCTTAACGTCATCATGTGGAGGATGCTCTAATAGTAACTCTTCCTCAAGTATCTCACAGTTTCCACCCTTGTAGTGAAAGATGCTGAGGTTATCATACCTAGGTTCAAGGATAGATGAGATACGTTCTCGTTTATCACCACGAGGTCTGTTCTCATCTACTGAAATATAAAGACCATCTCTTTGAATATAATCTTTCAACTCTCTGACAATAACTAACTGAGCTACTGTAACCTCAGCTCTTAACTTCCTAAAACCCCACTTAACATGAAGGTCTTTTATGTGCTTAAAGTACTCACTGATCTTATCAGTTTTAAAACGATCAATATCTAGGATAAGGATCAAGTTGTCTGAGTTTACTCCAATAACTACAATAGATGTATAATCAGCCCCTTTCCTCTTCGAGAAGGCAAAGTCGATAGAAGCGTAGATATTTAACTTCTTATCCTTATAATACCAATCACCATAGTGATTGGCTATACTAGTCTTCAAATAATACTGAAAGCGTGAGCGATCAATAAAGGCAGAGGAGGGATCATTAGGATCATTATAGTATTGTGCTCGATACTGAGTGCGATCGAGATACTTAGCCCTCTTCTGTGCTAGGATGTTTGCATCGAATCCGAACCATTTGCCATCTGTACGTTGCTGCCTTGGCCAAAGGAACTGTCCAGTACCATCTCCAATATCCTCCACCTCGAACTGCTTTACATCATATACAGCTACTCGCTCAATAAGATTGCCATCCTTATCATATACATCCTTTTCCATTTGAATTAGGTCTGTATATAAATCCTTTGGATGGTACCGTGTACCAACAACCCACTCTCTAGCTCCTGTTGTTTCAATAGAGGATAAAAGAGAGTATTGCTCTTTAACCTTATTTCTACCTTCTTCTGTATAAGCATTTTCCTTAATTACAGCGTCATCCAATACAGCAATATTAAAGTGCAAGCCAGTGATAGTTGTGGTAAGACCTGCTGTGAAAACTGTACTATCACGGATACCCTCCTGCTTTCTGATTGGATGATCAATGCTGATTTCTCGTTCAGTCCACTTCTCCCTCTTACCCTCTTCCTGATTGATCATCTCAGGCCAATAACGCCTATACTGTTTGCAGGATAGGATGTTCTTAATAAAGTATAACTGCTTCTCTGCTAGTGTACTTGTAGCAGAAATATATAGGACTGTTACTGCAGGATTCCTTGTAATTTCCCAAGCTACCCGATATGCTATCAATGCACTCTTCTGATGGTCACGAGGCATTAAGAGGATTTGATGATCATTTGCTTCCTGAGCTGTCCACCAAGAGATAATGTCTTCATGTACTCTTCCTAAGACCCGATGCGGTGCTACTAGTCGAATAAAGGATAGTAGATCATTTTCTGCAGCTTGCCGGATAAGTTCTATACTCATTTAATTACCGAGATACCTAATCGCTCCATATCTTCTTGAACATCGCTAATCAGACGTTTATCCTGTTCAACTCGACGAGCTACCTCATCCTTAGAAGGACGACCTCTCTTCTCCTCCCATCCACGTTCAGTAAGCCACTTAGATGCATTATAGTTTCCATTAGCAGAGGATTTAATAGCATTGCGAATAGCATCTGCTCGTAGCTTTAATTCCAGCTCCTCCCGCCAATCCTTAATATAATGTTTAAGCCAATACTTACATAAGCGTTTCCAATGAGGCCATGATCCAAAAACTGCAATAGCAAAGTTATACTCGGTAGGATCACCACACTCTAAAAAGAGTTTCTTTAAGGAGTAGTATGTCTTGCCATCAATAGTACGATCCTGGTCACTCATAGTAAAGACAGCATACTTACCATCCTCGGCATCTGGATGTTCATAGAAAAGAGCCTGGGTTCTAAAGCGATGCATACTATCTTTAAAATTACTACGATCAATTTTTGGAATATTCATATGAGTACTTTAAGTTTAATAGGATTAAGTATAGATGATGTGGTGTTATTCTATGTTCCTAGAGTATATGGATTATTTCATTACATGAGAATCTTGGGTTCTTTGTACAGCCAACCACGCCTTATAACAGTGGCGGGGCGCGATCATATCAAGCAGTTTTACCAGCAGACCCCAGCTACAGGCGTGTCTACTGGCCCATGCTCTAACACTGATAGTGGTGTCCTCATCGCCGCCTAGCACCACGTTGCCGAGCTGGTCATAGCTCACGGCCAGAACCCAGGCCCGGCGTGAACCAGTGACAATAGTTACTAGCATCTGTACTGAGGCGATCATGTGACAGAGTTGGCAGAGCAGCCAGATGCCTAGCAGGGCCGGGCGGCTCATGTCATCACCGGCAATGCCGCAATCATTTCTGCCGGGGTCGGCATATCTCGTGTTCCGGTAAGCACCCCATCTAATACCGAATAACAGGCGGCCCAAACATTCCCGCGCCACGTCACGAACGCCTGCGACTCAGCCTGGAACTGGTTAGCCGCGCCAGTATAGGAACAGGCCGAAATGATGCTATCGTAGCCCTTGGCTGCCGCTGCTGCTGCTAAGTGACCATCAACCAGCCGCTCCATAAACTTCGCAATGGGGCTGGCCTTGTATACTGCGTCTTTGGTTGCCGCATCCAGCGTCACCACCAGCACACTTGCCGCAATCTCGGCGGGTTGACTTGGCAGCGTAGCACCATTCGGCAAAGTCACATAAGTGATTCCGCCCACCGTGGCCAGTTCAGCACCGAGCCGCTGCCCGTTGACGTCAGTCGGGAAATTAAGCTCACGAGTGATTTGTGAGTCGATATGCTTCTGGTAGCTGTAGATAGTAGGCATGGCATTTATCCTTGAGGTAGCGCGGCATGAACCGCAGATTGTGGGTGTAGTTCAGGCATTAGAGATACAAGGCCGCACGGAACCCCACGTTAGCGTTGGAGGAGCCCCGCACAGGCACCAGAGAGAATGACCACACCCCCGCATCGGACGCACTGTTCCAGGTTCCGCCCGAGCCCGGGAACAAGTCCGCCGTCCGGTAGTCCCAGAAACCGTCGTTGCCGAAGATGTTTGTCCCGCCTACCCCAGCAGCAAGTGGGCCGCCAACGCCAGTCCAGGCCCAGGCGTTACCGCTTACCGCCTCGGAAAAGACCTGGCTGGCCGAACCATAATACTT